GTCATAATGCTTACAAGAGACTTAGACTTAAACAAGTGTGCCTCATCTCCAATGATGACTCCAAAGTCTTTGAAGAATGCCCTAGGTAATTTGTAGATAGATTGCCAAGTGGTAATCGTTACAGGATATTGATTTGTCTTCTCCCTACCAGAATATATCTTATGGCAATAGTCTCCAGCATTCCAACCATAGTCTTCAAAGTCTTTAAACATCTGTTCTACCAGAGAAGTAGTAGGAACAACTAAAAGAACTTTATGATCTTTTTCTGCAAAGTATCTCACCACAGAATAAATCATCAATGACTTACCCGATGCAGTTGGTGATATTAACAGTTTACGATTAAACTTAAGTGCATCATATACAGCATCAACCTGATAATCCCTAGGTTTGAACCTAGCAATACGAGTCATGTATTCTTTGACTCCCTCCCTTGAAATCATTTTATTGACTTCAAATGGAGGACCATAGAATTTGTTATCTTCAAACTCTACTTTATAGTCATAGTTTCTTGCCCATGCCATGACCTTATCAAGTAGTCCCACATAGATCTCTCCAGTGTGAGAACTGAATAGGCGTATCTTACCATCCCAATACTTACTACGGTATTGCGGCATGAACTTTGCACCAGGCACATCAAATGTAAAATGATCCGATAGTTCCTGGATAATATAAGGTTCTGCCTTTATGGTAATAAAAACCTCATTCTTTTTGCGTATAACAAGATCAGTCATAACCTCTAATAAATTTCTGCCACTCAATCGAGTTCTTTATTTGAAAAGTACGATTGTTGATTAACTTAAGGATACTGTCCAAGTAATTCAGCATTACCTGAAAGTAATCTATTTTGTTCAGAACTTTGATGAGGTCTTCATCAGAATCCATATATTTGTCTACATCCTGCCTCAACACTTTATGGTCAAATGGTTTTTCAATATACACCTCGGGGTCTGCCTTACCCGTGTAATACTGCCACTTTTCCTTTTTGATTTGCTTAAACTTGTTCTCTTCTAACTTTTTCATTAGAAGAATATTGTTTAATATCCTGTAGTATTTTGCGTGAAGAGAAGGAATCTTAGTTGATTCCGTATGTAGATTATCTTCGTCTATTTTTGAATCTTCTTCCCATGACAATTGAATTTCATCAAGATTCATACATTACATCATAAAACTGTTATATTATATATGCTATATTTAAAGGTTGCTTCTGCGCTAACGTATTGGATATCAGAGTCAGTTGCATCGAAGTTAATTGTAGATAAACTGATAGGAAATACATCTAAGAAATCAACTCTTGCAACTTCATTGTAATTACTATTGTAAACAAACAGACTTCCATCTGAGTATTCACCTAAAGCATTTCTTGCATCAGTAGATGGATTATATCTATCCTGCTCTTTAAGTGCTGTAAACTCATCAAGACTCTCTGGGAAACCAAGTCCTCTTAACCAGTTATGTACTTCCATATAATTAGTCAGATTCTCATCTACAAAGAATCGAAGTGAGAAGTCTGCATAAGTTAACTTATCACCAGGTACAGGAATGTTCTTCATGTATGTTGGTTGCTCTGCAAATCCAAGGTTGATACCAGGAATCGATGCAGAATTAGAAAAGAAATCTGCTTTGGGTACTTTAGTAATTGTAAATTTAAATCCAACAGGAGACAGATAGTTCCTATTGCTGAGTTGATTATTCCAGGGTTTCATTCTCCTCCTCCATTTCCACCACTTCCATTTCCACCATTTCCATTGCCATTAGAACTGTTATCACCATTAGAGTTACCATTCTTTGGTCCATTTGAATCCTCAGAATCATTATCCTTTTCTAGATAACCTCCACGACCGACATGAAAACCACGAGGCATCTTCTTACACTTCTTATCATCGAAGCAATAGTATTCTCCAGTAGGACATCTTTTTGTTGCTGCCTCTTCAATAAACCTATCGAAAGATTTCATTCGCCTTATTTATTTACTTATATTTAGACAAAAAAAGGGGACCTTTCGGTCCCCGGTGAAATGTGAATGCCCGTAGGCAAATATCACATGAGGTTTTCGACTCTAACGCGACGATAGTAGCGGTTAGCGGACTGCTTGATGCGTCCAAGTCCTTGTGTGGTTCCTTCTGCGAAGGGGTTCGCGACCATGCCGTAGCGGGTCTTGAATCCGATCTTGGGTTGGAAGGTGTCCTGACCAACTGCACGAACCATCTGAAGAGGAACGTAAGGGCAGTAGAACAGTCCAGCGTCATAAGGGGAAGAACCCTTATAACCAGCAACGAAGTACTGGGAAGCACGCAGGTTAGCAGAATAAGGATCGATATAGACCTTATACTTACCTTGCAGAACACCAGCGAAGGTGTTACCGGTGTCATCAACGTTAAGGTTAGCGTTGAGTGCGGGGGTGTAGTCAAGTACACCAGCCATGGTGAGTGCGGAAGCAACGTCTGCGGAACACAGAATCATGTTGCCCTTTCCTCTACGAGTGCGTTGGGCGATTGCGTTCGCTTCACGTTCGATTTGGAAAAGAAGTCCTTTGAACTTCTCAACAGACCAACGACCATTGGAGTCAACGTCCAGGTCGAAAGTACCAGCGGTAGCAGTGTTGGTTTGAGCACCAGGTTCTGCAGCCTTGTAGATGGTACGGATGACTTCACGGTTGATTTCAGCAAGAATCTCAGTGCTAAGGATGTTAGCAAGTTCTGCTTCAGCGTTCAGACCGTGGATTGCCTTAAGGTCTTGTGCCAGTTCCAAGGAGTACTCTGCTTTCAGAGCTCTGGACTTAGCGGTTACAGTGACTTTCTCGATCGAGAACGCCATCTGGTTGAACTGGTCACCTGAACCGTCTCCAAGATCCTCAGAGTCACCAGTATGCATACCCTGACCTACGTTGTAGGCAAGTTGGTTAGCAGCTTGGTTGGAAAGGAGTGCAGGGTTAGTGCCAGCTTCGTTTGTCTTCTGGGCGGCAGTACCGAAACCAACAGAAGCGCCGTCAGATGCTTGAGCGGTGTAGAGACCTTGCTCCAGATCACCACCATCATTCTGACCAGAGAATGCGGTATCTGCTTCATCAAACAGTGCTTCTGTTCCAGACTGATTGGTGTAGCGTGAACGCATTGCGAAGATGAGTCCAGTAGGACCGTTCATTGGTTGTACGCCAGCAAGGTCATAAGCGACCAGGTTAGGCATAGAACGACGGATCAGGGAGATCAGAACAGGGTCGAAACCTGCAACTGGACCCGCAGCGGTTGCACCGCCACCGAAACCGCCTGAAGCGCCACCAGCATTAGCTGCGTTGGTAGGTGCCTCGGAGAGGAAGTTTCTTTCCTCATTTAAAAACTTTTCTTGGTTCTCCAGGAGAACTGCGGTAACCATTCTACGATGCGAATCGGTGATTTTCTCAGCGCCTTCGTAATCGAGTAATGGTGCCCACTTCTCCTGCAGTTGTTCACCGTTGAACATTTGCATTTGATTTTTCCTCTATTAAAAGTGTTTGTGGTTTATTTTATAATGTAAGACTTACTTTTTAGAAACTCTCTGCAGAGTAGTAAGATATCCTCCCATAGTACCAGTTACTTCCTGGTCCATGGTTACTTCTTCTGTAATGTACTCAGAAGAATCTCTTTGAGCACTGGGTCTTGAGGGGAAATATGCCTCTCTAAGGGTTACCAGTTTCTCACGGTAGTCTGTTTCACTATCAAACTCAACACTTTCGGCAAGAGTAGCGAGCTTCTCTTTCTGAGTGACTGCAAGTCCTTCAGAAACATCACTTAAGACTCCATCAGATGTGGATTCTGCTAATCTTCTATTAAGAACGACATTTCTGTCGATCTGCTCATTGAGTTTTCCTTCCATTTCATCAAGTTTATTTACCATGCTCTCAAGCACATCATATCTATCTTCAGGGATTGAAACATAATGTTCTTCAAATAGGCCCTTCAGGCCCGTTAAGAACGACTCAGACATTTCTGACTTAAGTCCTTCTTCAACAGTGAGTTGGTTTTCTTCCAACCACTCGGATGCGACATACTCAAGATATGAATCGACACGTTCGGTCGTTTCAGTCTTAAATTCTGCTACCTTCTCTTCAATGACGGTAGCATAGCTTGCTTCCAGGTCTTCTTGGATTGCAGCAACTTTAGCGTTGATTGCTGCTTCAAAGATGGTCTTTGCTTTTTCCTGGAACTCTTCGGAGAGTTCTTCGCCTTGGAGAAGTGCTTCAACATCGGCATCGATGTCTAATTCAACAACTTCTTCCTCTTCTGTGATCTCTTCTTCAGCAATTTCCTCTTCGGAAACTACTTCTTGATCGTCATCGATCTCAGACTCCTCTTCTTCTTTCATGCCAGCAGGCATTGCTTCCGCAGGCTTAGCGCCCTTGTTAACAACATCTCTGACTTGCTTGAGGGTAGCACCTGGAGTCTTCAGCTTTGCTGAATCATCATCAGGCTTATAATTTTCTGGGGTAGGACCGCCAAGATCTTCTACGCTTGCTCCAGATGGCTTTACCATTGGTTCTGCTGGCTTAGCACCGGCAGTTACAGCGTTTTCCTTAACGTCTACTTCCATTTCGTGTAAATTAGTGCCACTGGACATTTTAGAACTCTCCGAAAATAACCTATTTGTAGTTAATTAAACTATATTTATTTATAATTTAAAGATTTGATAGAAAATCACCCCATAACTGGAGTTTGTTTTCTTCAAGTCTGTTTTGATCAACAAGAGTATTTATCCTCTTTCTAGCATCGTTGCAAAATCTTTCGCGAAGGATACCACCTTCCCAGACCCATTCTTTTCCTTCCATAATTCCATCAACAAAAGCGTCTGGTGCAGATGGATCAGCAACGATGTCTGCAGCGGTTGCCAACATGAAATCTTCACCAACAATATTGATGCCTTCATTGTTCAGTTTTAATGAACCAACACCACGAGAAGAAACTCCAAGTTTCACACCTTCACCAATCAGTGACTGTGCAATCTTGCCCATTGGGGTGCTAAGAAGTTGTGCCTTACCATAAATGTTTGAACCTCTTTGCTCAAGAGTTACAATTTTATGGGATACACGATCAAGGTTGATTGTTGGACCATCGGGGTGACCGAGTTCTCCAAGTGCTCTTCCTTTATTCGTATAGCACTCGTTATATCTACCAACTTCTTTTGCAAGAGTTGAAATAGGATACATACGACCGTTGCGGTTCTTGATGTCACCTTGAAGGAAAGTGCCCTCGATGAACATCTTTTTAGCAGAACCTTTACCTTCGGTAATGTACTCTACTGATTCGACTTCTTCTCTGATTAGTTTCATTTTTCTTAGTTTCTGTATGCGACTTTTACAGCTTTGACTGAAGTTGTTCCTGCAGAAGTGA